GCATTCGTTAATACCACAAATTAGGAGCAACTCAAACAGGACAAAGGGTAGTGCTTCCCGTTGTAAAAGTCCGGGTTGAGGCATCCCGTGAGGGGCTTACCGAAAGGTATGAGATAAATGTAAAGATAGAACAGAACCGCGGCTACGGCTGTGTCGAATATGGGGTCTTAGCTCAGTTGGTAGAGCGTCTCAATGGCATTGAGAAGGTCAGGGGTTCGACTCCCCTAGGCTCCACCATTTTTGGCTGACTGCAAGAGAGCAGTTGCGGAATGATAACCGTCATTCTTAGAGAATCGTATTCTCGACCAAACTTTAGTCTAACTATTATTGATTAGTTGAGATTTCTTGGTAAGAAATCAAGAGAGTCATACTCTCTCAGGCTAATACAGGAGGTATTCATCTTTAATCGGATGATATCTCCGACAATTTAGATGTAGTTACAGCAATAACTATATTACATGAAAAAAACCAAACAGGTAAAAAATCCCGACCAAAATCGGGTCGTGGCGATGGCCACGTAAAAAACGTTCAACATGGATACGTTGTAAAAAATGTCACGGAGAAAACCGTAAATCTTACATCTAGTCATCTTCTTCTTCGTGAAGAGGATAAAGTCTCTCTCTTGTGAGGAAGACTTTATGGGGTCATCGTTCAACGGTAGGACAGTTCGTTCGCAACGAATAGATTCGGGTTCGATTCCCGGTGGCTCCACCAATTTTTAGATAGACAGTTTTGTTGATGTGTGGTGTAGTGGCCGCACGAGGCTCTCTGAAAGCTCAGGACTTGGTTCGATTCCAAGCACATCAGCCAATTTACAACGGGTACCTTAATCAATCCCTGACGTATTTTATACTCAGGATAATCACGGGCAATAAGTAGGTTGTTAATTTCAACCGAAGACCGTGTTAGGTCGCCACAATCATAAGTCGTGGCTTTGAAGTCAAGCAAGACCTTGACGGGTTATTCGTTGTTTTCGGATGGGTGGTAGAGTGGTCTATTGCACTTGCTTGGAAAGCAAGAGGTCGGCGAAAGTCGGCCCGGAGGTTCGAATCCTCCCTCATCCGCCAATTTTCAAAAATTATGATTGAACATTTAAGTGTGTTTCCAGAAGGCGTAGAAGTAATTACATGGCCAAAACATGAGGTTGAGGCATTGAATGAACGCATTTTGGTTGCTTTAGAAAAAGCAGATTCAGAAAGACGTGAGGCTCGGGCAAGATACAATGCAACATTGCCTACTCACCTTAGACGACTTGGATAGTAGGCAAATGTTGGTTTGTTGCGTTAGTTTCGAAAACTAATCCGGTGAAAGCCGGCGGGGGTTCAATTCCCTCACTATCCGCCACCTTCAAATAAAATAAGTTGATTGTTAATTCTCTTCATGGTAGTATAATTCCTCAAATTGAAACTATCATATGATTACAAAACCAAACTTAACCGATGCTGAAATTCAAGAGAACTATCAAGAATTTATCAAGTTCGTAGGTGACGTGTTCACCGGCGAAAGAAAAGAAAAACTTCTAAAGATGTATTCCGATAACGATGGTTCGTTGGGATTATCTCTAGCCACAGCACCCGCTTCAATGTGCCAACACTTCCATCTATGTCATCCGGGTGGATATCTACAACATATCATGGGCGTCATTAAAATGTCGTTCGCTTCAAAGAAACTCTTTGAACTTGCTGGTTGTAACATTGACTTCACAGATGAACAAATGATTTTTGCAGCGATGCATCACGACTTGGGTAAATTGGGCGACCCTGAGTTTGGCGAATACTACGCTCCACAAGACCAAGACTGGAAGTATAAGAAGGGTGAGTTCTATAAAATGAACGGCAATCTTCCTTATATGGAAGTCACTGACCGAGCAATTTTCCTACTTCAAAAGTATGGCGTTGTATATGATTGGAAGGAATACCTTGGTATCAAATTGGCAGACGGTTTGTTTAACGAAGCCACGGAAAAATACCTGAAACAATACAATCAGGACCTTTATCTTAAAACAAATCTTCCACGCGTCATTCACTCCGCAGACTATACAGCTTGTCGAGCTGAATACGATTCGTGGTATTATGCTAAGAGTGAAGAACGGCTCTAATAATCCCTTTGATGAAAAATATCCCTCGTCTGAAATACTCAGCGGGGGATATTTTTTTGTACACGAAGAGTCCACTGATGCGGATTAAGCACCTTACATGAAACTTTATATGGTCAAGGCGCGAATATCCACTTTCCATACATTATAAATATCATTCAATAACACAACATCATTGACATTTGTGTGAAGTTGTGGGATACTTGACTTGTGTTAGAGTAAATAAACCGTAATAAATTCCTAAATAAAATAGGAGAACCACATAATGGGAAACAAAAAAAGAACAAATCAGGTAATTCCGGACGCAGTTCCTACTCCAGAAATATCTTCAATCGAACTCGGGGAACAAGAATCATATTGTTGGTCGTCGAATGATGAAGCTACAACACGTTATGTTGTAATTCGTGGTGGGTTAAGAGTCTCTGATAAAGACTATACATCAACCACCGAACCCCGAGCTATTGCTGAAAAGGAATTTTGGCAAAGAGTTGTTACCAAGTGGCCGGATGGAACGAAGGTGGAAATCGTTCAGTATGATAAGAAGAAACATCGTATTTGGTAATCTATGAATATGAACGAAGAATTAAAATCTTTGTCTGATATTCCAGAGTCGGATATTGTTTCAAGAATGACTAAGGCAAGTCTATTGGCAGAAAATCCGGAGGTAATTAGAGAAATTACCAAATATGGAAATGTGCCTGTCATATATCAACCACACAAGTCAGTTCTCAAAGACGCACAAAGACAAGACCCCGGACTCGGTGTTCTTATTGAGAACGCAATGACTCCCCAAGAAGTCACGAATCTTCTAACCAAAGGAAAGTTAGATTATAAATACGCACAACCCAAGACCATCAAAAAATGGGAAACGATAGCTAAGAACAGAATAAAAGAACTTAGCAAGTAATATTCACACAAGTTCATACGTAACGTGGCAGAGAAATCTGCCACGTTTTTTCTTTTTGTACTTCTGACTTGATATTTATGTCATGAAGTATGGCAACAAAAAAGAATACAAATAGTTTACCAACTCTCTACGTCCTTCCATCGGAAAGTAAGGATTTACAATCCTTCTCCCAGAAATATAAAGTTGATATGATGGAGCAAGTTGTGGGCATCATAGAATTTGCTATCGAACATCACCTGCCAATGATAGAAGTATTTCAGTTTAAAAATTCTGATTTTGTTATTACATTATCAGAAAAAGATTATTTGACTAATCTTAACAATATCTACTCTTATTACATGAAAGAAGAAGAGTATGAATATTGTCCAAGAGTAGTTAGGTTACAAAAAACATTGCAGTCCACACCAAAAAACACTGATGAAAAACAAACGCATCGACAAAAATGAAGTCAAGGACACAAGCCCTATTATCCCACAACGCAACAAAATAAAGAATCACCTTTCGATTTATCAAAGGAATCTAAATGAAAAACAAAAACAATTTTTGGAACTTGCTACAGACAAGACTACAAAAGTTATATTCGTATCTGGACCGGCAGGAACTTCTAAAACGTACATGGCAGTATATGCTGCACTTACATTACTCAATGAACGTAGAGTAAGCGATTTAATCTACATCCGTTCAGCAGTAGAATCATCAGAGGCCAAACTTGGCTTCTTGCCCGGAGAAGCTGACGACAAAATGGCACCATATTTGGCACCATTGGTAGATAAATTGATGGAGTTATTGCCTAAAGGTGATGTAGATACTCTTAAAAAAGAAGAGAGAATTTCTTCCATTCCTGTTGGATTTCTAAGAGGATTGAATTGGAACGCTAAAGTTATAATTTCGGATGAAGCGCAGAATATGACCTTCAAAGAACTCTTTACACTAATTACCAGAACCGGCGAATTTAGTAAGGTTTTCATTTGTGGCGACCCAGAACAGTCAGATATCAATGGCAAAAGTGGATTTCTCAAAATGATGTCCTTTTTTGATGATGAAGAATCAAAGGCCAACGGTATTCAAGTGTTCAAATTCACCGATGATGACATTGTTAGAAGCGGATTGGTTCAATTCATCATCAAAAAAGTTAAAAAAACGATTTAATCGTCTATTTATAGGTTATACATTTTATGGCTAATAACGAAAGAGTATCACAACTGATAGAATTATTTGCGGCTGACCTCCATTCGGAGGATGTTTTTCTATTGACTGATATGAGTCAGAGAGAATCTAAGAAGCTGGAAATGGGACAATTACTTCTTTTTATTGAAAGTAGTGGTAGTTTCTCCGCGTATAATTCTGCATTTGCTGATACTGCTTCGTTTGTTGCTGCCGGAAATATTTATGGTAATGTAGCTGTAGCAAATGTAGCTTCACAATCTATATCCTCAAGTTGGGCGGCCCGAGCAGTCACAAGTTCATATTCAGACTTAGCAGCAACATCATCATACTCATCATTTTGTAATATAACTAGTACATCTACCGATACCGCTTCTTTTCTTAAATATTTGGGTACTCACAATGGTACAGCTTCATATGCAATTAACGCAGCGGCAGCAGACTCATCAACTACAGCCTTTAATTTGTTTTACAATGGACAACCAAATGGAACTGCTTCTTGGGCAATAAATTCTATTACTACATCTGGAACAGCATCTTTTGCTTCACGGTCATTTGTATCTACAACTTCATCTTTTGCCTCATCATCATTTGCAGCCACCAGTGCTTCATTTGCTAGTAGTTCAACCAGCTCAAGTTTTGCTGTTACTTCAAGTTATTTGATAGGTGCCTATACAAATCCAGTTAAGGCTTGGGCACAAGTAACGTGGAGTGCTGGTAGAGCCACCAACGCATTGTTTAAGAGTTTCAATATTAGTAGCATGACATTCTTAAACTTTTTTACGAATACTGATACTTGGGCACAATTTGGTCTTGTTTTTACTACTCCATTAACAAGCACTAATTACATATTAATTGGAACGGGCGACCAACCATACGCTAATAGAGAGCCTGCTACGGTTATTCTCCATCCGGTCTATGCTAACAGAACAACAACGTCATGCACAATGTCTGTAGGAACAGATAATTCGGCATTTTATACATCTACTGGTGGAACATATCCAAATACGGAATATGGATTTATTCAGTTTCAAATAATAGAATAATTTATGCCAATCATAGGAAATAAAAGAGTAACACAATTGGTAGAACTTACAGCAGGTGAGATTTCATTTGATGATTTGTTTTATATCGTTGATGTTTCTGCTAGAGAATCGAAGAGGATTAAAACATCAGAATTATCTGCGTGGTTAAATGGTAGTGGTAGTATTTATGCTTTTTACGCTGTGACTGCTGGCACAGCATCGTGGGCTACAAATGTTGTTGGTAATACCGTAGGTTCTTCTAGTACATCAAATTTTGCGGTGAGTGCATTGTCAGCTTCTTGGGCCAGTCAATCTTTTAGAGCTGTCAGTTCATCATATGCTTTAACAGCGTCATATGCATTAAATGGAAATAATACAGGTTCACCTTCCGCATCATTCTTGGTTTATACAGGAACTCCAAATGGTACAGCATCATATGCCTTAAATGCGTTGACTTCTGATACATCTACCGCTACACAATTCTTGTTGTATTTTGGTGGAAACAATGGAACGGCATCATATGCGATGCAAGCAGAAGACTCTTTTCACGCAGTCACAGCAGATACAGCATCATACTTTAATAATCTCTTGGGGACGGTTGCCAGCGCATCTTATGCGTTAAATGCTGATACGGCTAGTTCGGTTTTTAATGACACAGTTCCATCGGCGTCGTTCTTGGTATATTCACCGGATAATGGAACAGCGTCATATGCGATTCAAGCTGGTTCAGTTGCAGGAATCATGGGTAACTTTGGGTTATTTCCGGCAGAATTTCAAACGATAAGTGCCTCAGGAATTAATAATATATCAGTACTTTCATCTTTAGCAATAGAACAAGAAACCATGATTCAGGCGTTTGGAAATGTTATTGTAAACTTTACAGCATCAACACCAGATACAGATTATAAACTTAGATTGGTTGGCGTTGACCGAAAGACGGGAGAAAGGTCGGTTCTTGATTCGTCTAAAATGAATTTCAATATAACACCATTAATCAACGTATGGTCAATGGTTGGAAGTGGTTCGATGGCTATGCCTTTTAATTTAATAACTCAACAACCATTATATGGAGAGTATTATCTGGCGGTATCATCATCATCGCCATATCTACAAATAGATGAAGATAGGGATGTGGTATTTAGCGTTTCAAGTTATAGTGATGTTGTGACGGCTGGGTTTGATGTACCTATGGAATTTTATGTTAGTCCCTCATCGTCAGTAACGATTAGTTTTTCTTCAAGTGCTCTTCCGGGACAAGTAGTAAGAGACTATTTACCGGGATTCTTACAAACATCTTCATTACTCATTACAGAAGTAAATGTGTATAGTCAATCGGTAAATTCGGTTCTTTTTACTTGGACTCTTCCAAATTTAAGAAAATTTTATTGTGGAACAAATCCATCCCTAACAGATTTGAGTTATACTTTTTCAAACGCACTAGAAGTGTTGTCGTGTGATGATTGTTCAATAACTACAATTTCATCTTTAGGTGATACAACCGCGTCGGTATTAACTTGTAGAAATAATATGATAATGTCACTACCGACTTTATCACCGTCAATGTCTTACATAGATTGTGCTAATAATCCATTGGTAGTATTACCTGCATTTTTACCAATTACACTACAAACGTTAAGAGCTAGTGATACAGCATTGACAGGAACAGTTCCAAATCTTCCTAACGGATTTGTTCGTGGTGAGTTTCATAATACTATTATTTCAGTTTTACCTAATCCGTTACCACTATCATTGTCATACTTTGACATACACCAAACGTTGGTAGCCACAATGTCAGCCGCACCGGTTTCATTGTCATATTTGGATGTAAGTAGTGCTTCATTTGATGATGTAGCATTAGATAATGTTAGCACTTATCTAGTAAACAATGGACAGAACTCTGGAACGTTCTTATTGAGAGGGTACGGGCCACCAGCATCATTGACATTACAAACTAACATAGCAACATTGACAGCTAGTGCAACTCGTCATTGGACTGTTGCGCACGATTAATTATGCCAACAAACCCGAGCATACCAATTAGCTTTCTAAATGACCATCTTTACGTCACTAAAGATGATTTTGTACCTGTCGTTGATAGTAGTTCTTTGACCACGTATAAATCCAAAATTGAAACGTTGGATAAATACTTTTCTACTTCTGGTTCATCTTTGGTTGTATATTTTACTTCTAGGTCAATAAGTTCTTCATATTCTGTTGATACTAATACAGCAAGTTATGTATATCCTGTAAGTTATTTCATGACGGCAAGTTGGACTCAAAATGTTGTGTGGAGCACAGTTGTTCAAACTGCAAGTTTAGCTTACAATTCTAATACATCCAGTAGATTACAAGGCATTGGCAATTCATATGAAAACGTTTTCGTTGTTAATACTATCGCTGCAACCACAGGCTCAGGGTATATTGCTATTGTAAGTAAAAACAATTTAACATCATCAATATCATTACCAGCCGTCAAAGCTAATAGTGTGTTTTTTAACAAGGATTATACACCGGGAACAAACGGATATGGCAAATTATTCTTCTTTGAAGACAATCAAACAAATACAGGAAAACTTGTTTTAGAAATAGGAGATGAATTTTCAGTTGTAAATGGTATTGGTCCTGATATTGAAACCATAGCCAGAACCAATGCGGGTATTCTTTTTCAGACAAGTGAAGCTGGTAATCTAAATGGATTTAATAGAACAGGAAGTTTGTTGTTCATTAAACCATATGACGGAAGAACTTATGCGAGAATTATTGAAGCTCAGGAATTTTCTTCAAGTATTACCTCCATACCAACGGTTGGTTTCTATGGAACGGCTAGTTATGCTATTAATTGTAGCACAAGTTTAGTATCGGCTCAGACTTTTCCTGTTGGTTGTATTGTTGGTATGGCTAGAGGCACATCATCTATTGCCACATGGGCAACTTGTAGTGGAGAAATATACAGCACAGCTTCTTATTCGGCCTTGGGATTATTAACCGGAAAAGGTTTTGGTGAAACTATGAGTATTGCTACATATAGTAAACCAAGAGATACTATCGCACCTACCGCATTGGGTGAGTTTACAATAACCGCGTCGGCGGGTGGTTCTGGTCTTTTTAAATTAATATGGAATGGAACGGACATATATTTTATCAATGGCAGAACATCAAATTTTGTAAAAATAAGCGGATTAACCAACGGAACATACACGTATAACATTACCGATTATGGATTTACACCGACAGAATCTATTAATTTTACAGCAAAAATAGGATTGAATGGACCTGATACTGGTAGCACATTTGTAACAGGAAGTTCAAATTACAGATATCCAAACATGAGTCAAAATACATTTGTTCCAACAAGTAGTTATTTTTACACTACGTCTAGTTTAAGTCCTTTGACGTGGATGATTCAGACGGGATAATTATACTTATACATAGAATATGCCAAACAGTATTACAATTAGCGGGTTAAATGAACTAACTTACGTAACAGGAGATGATTTCTTAGCGTTTGTTGATAGTGGTTCTTTGACCACATTTAGAGTAAGCGTAAATACGTTGAAGAATTACTTTGCTTCATCAGGTTCAGTATTATCCGCATCTTTTGCCAGTCAATCAATTAGCGCTTCATATACAGTCAATGCTGATACTGCTAGTTATCTATATCCAAGATTATATCTAATGACGGCAAGTTGGGCAAGCAATGTTGACCCAACAACCGTAGTCGGAACGGCTAGTTTAGCTTATAATGCCAGAACTTCTAGTCATCTTGAAGGTGTAGGCAGTTCTTATGAAAATACTTTCATAGTAAATACGTGGTTGGCTCCAACGGGGTCAGCGTATATTGCTATTCCAAGAAGAGTTAGAATGTTCTCCGTTGCTGGAAATTTAACATCAGTAAAGAGTGGCAGTCTATTCCTCAACAAAGATTATGTTCCGGGTACTAATGGATATGGTAAGGCTTATTTCTTTGATGATAATTTACAAAGAGGAAAATTTGTTTTTGAAGTCGGTGATTCTTACACAGCCGTAAATACCATAGGACCAAATATTGATGCTATAACATCCAACTCCAAGGGATTTTTATTTCAATCAAACGAAGCTGGCAATGTAAACAACTTAGGTAGAACCGGTAGTTTATTGTTTATATCAGGTAGTGGAAGAACATACGGAAGAATTTTTGAAGCAAAAGAATTTTCTTCAAGTCTTACTACTACAGGACAAGTAGGTTTCTATGGAACTGCCAGCTATGCTATTGGTGCAGATTTCAGTCTTGGTTCTGCCAATGTTATCCCAACAGGAATGATAGTAGGTTTTGCTGCTTCAGCTTCACAGACTCCTATGGGATGGTTGAATTGTGATGGGTCTGTCTATAATACATCAAGTTATTCTAATTTGACAGCATTAATAGGAACTAATTATGGACCCGCATTAACTATCAATAGATACATAGTAGCTGAAACGATTACTACATATCACAATGCAGCAAACGGGTCGGTTAAAATTACTTGGGTGTCTGGTGGCTCTGGACTTTTCAGCCTTGCGTGGGGAGCAAGTACATATTACATCAATGCGACCACAGATACGAATGTAACTATTAGTGGATTGTCGGGACCAGTAAATTACAACTATACCTTTACTGACCTTGGATTTACTCCTGTTGTAGCATACCCTCTTGTAGCTACAGTTCCTTATGGTGGCGCCGCATCTAGCACCAATTTGGTTCTCAGTGCTGCTTCATATAGATTACCAAGAATATCAACGTCATATTTTCAAACTTATACTACACTTAATCCGTTGATTTGGATTATAAAAACCTAAGTATTGGTTATACTATGAATGAGTTATACAAGTCTCTTTTCATTGAAAAGATATCAAATTTCGTTTGTTTCATCAAATATAGAAGTCACATCTATTCATTTGAAAAACCATTTTTGTTAGATAAAAGTTCCGTCCCGCCAATGTTACAAGATTCGGTGATAAGTTTGATTGATTGCACAACTAATAAACAATATTTCATGCACTTCGATGATATTCTTATGTTTCATACTAAACATGAAAATGATATATCAAAATCCGACGAAGAACTTTCAAAGTTGCTTGTGAATAATCAGAAAATCTTTTCACGATTAAAATTTCTAAAAGGAAGAAATCTATACGATTTGTTTTTTCGGTCTGATTTTGATGAAAGTAGATTTGAAAAAATAAAAAACATTCAGTTGTTAGACGCATTACAATTAGATGATTTAGATGATTATACCAAATTAATCAAAAACGATAAATCAATAATCGAAGTGATAAGAGTTTTTTGGTATTCAAAAATAATGGAACGGTATGATTCTGTAGTAAAATCATTGAATGAGGAATTTTCCGTTGCGGCGGATGATAATATAGCCGTAGAATTGAATGACATAAAAAACATCATTACAATAATTCCAAAAGAGGCTGAAAAAGAATTGTCTAATAGACACACTAGGGATGAAATATTGAGTTACTGGCCATTATTATTGTTACCACGACCCGACATATTTGATATAAAATGACGGTTTTTTTGATAAATATACCACCTAACACAGAGACACACGAATACAAATTGTGTTATGATGTGTTGAAAGATTATTTCAAGAAATACAACATACAAACATTCACACTGGATAAGAATGAGTTTGACGTTCATCCATCTTGGCTCAAATTAAAATGTTTTGACTATGTGGATGATGATTTTATATTGTGTTGGGATGTAGATTTGTTACCTAAAAAGAAGTGTCCTTCCATAACCAACGACCTAAACTTTGATAAAATCAACGCGGTTGTAGATACAATCCTCCACACAAACTCAACGACACCCCTATTCGATGCAAGCCAGTTTCGTTTTAACTGTGGTTTGGTGGGTATTCCACGAAAGTATAGGGGATTGTTGGATAAGGTCTTTTTAGAAGCCAAAACGTCAACGTTACCCTCATATGAACAATATCCAATGAATAGTGAGTTGGCTAAAAATGAATTCAAAGACGTTCACGAATTGGATAAAAAATGGAACTGTATATTTCACCTTCCTACAGTTCCGAACAGTTTTTTAACTACATCTAACGTGGTTCATTACACCAGCATAGGAAGTAATGATATTAGAAGAAGTCTTATTGATTCTCACCACAAGTCATATTTCTTAAATAAGAATTAACGTTTTTGATTTTATCATTTCGTTTAACTTTTTACACTCAATTAACCACGGGTGTCCATCTGTAAAATTTTCGGTTCTCTGGATATTATTTGTCAATCCATAAACATCCCAATACCATCCACTTTTCATAAAACTATCAAAGCCGGTGATGTATATTTTTTCATTTTTGAAATGATGTAAACAATACAGTATGGTTCTAAATCCTGTGCTGTAATCCATATCAACATCGAAATCTAACACCTTAATTTTGTCATAGAACGAACATTCTTTGAGTATTTTATCATCTTTGTTTTTCGTCCATAAAAACAATACAGACTTCAACCTATCAAAATCAACGTCATTGGGAGCAAAGACCTTCTCAAAATTTTCAGTTATTGGTTCTGCAATTGTCTGTTTCCACAGACTGTATCTCTGTTCCTTTGATAACTTACAACACTCTAATATTTTAGACCAACACGAATATATGTCAATTTTTGTTCCAACATATTTCTCAAACCCATCTATTTTGAAATTATTCAATCGTATGACAATATCGGATTCATCTATAAATTTACCATTTTCGTTGGTCAGCGCTTTTGACCCATTGCCTATTATTATAATTCTGTTCATAAACCAATTTGATGTTATCATAGATATGTATGTTATCATGACAAAGAAACTGATATGGAAGTTGTTTTTTAATACTGGATTCACAGACCCTACAAAATTAATAGGGGAGGAAAGAACAAAGTATCTAGCATTCAAAGTTTTTGAATTTATGAATTCGGATAATGTAGAGGATTTTTTTGGGTTGATAAATAACAACAAAGAAACTCTCAATAGATTGAAGAGTGTGTGGTTGAAAAGGATTGATGAATCTAAGCAAAAGATATTAGCATATTTGGAGTCTGAACGATTACAAGCTACCGAAGAATCAGAAATCGCTGCTATAAATGAAGTAAAACAACTTGTTATCGACTACGATTACGAATCGGATTACTCTGGGGTCAATACTTACAAGGATATTATATCGAAATGGCCCAATATTTTGTTGCCTGTTCCGACAGATGTTAATATACTCAATAAACTATTATGAATTTTGCCGTAAAGAGAATGTCGTGGAAAGATGTGAAATTTTCCACAGGCCTCACATCTTCAAAAAATGAAAATTCTAACCAACTTTTCATTGATATGTTGTCATCTAAAGGTCTTGGTGGATTAGAAAAATACCCAAACATCGCTCAGTGTTACAATCAATTGATACACTATTTTCAGATAGAACCGGACTCAATCATCTTAGGTTTCGGAGGCGACCAACTGTTGAAAGATTTATTTGTGGTGTTAGACTACAATTCTATTCAGATTTTTAACCACAGTTATGAATTAGCCACGGTTTACAACCAAATACTGAATAAGAGTGTTTTATTGAATGATTACATCTTCGATGGAGAATTCAAAGTAAAGACGCCTATTGAGTTTGTAGGAGGCGACGTATTGTATTTGGTGAACCCACACTGTCCAACAGGTATAGAACTCTACGTGGAAGAGATAGAAATACTGGCCACAAAGTTCAAATACATCATCATTGACGAAGCCTATAAAAATCCACTCAATATAGACCACAGACTTTTGAAGATTGATAACGTCATCGTTGTCAAAAGTTTTTCAAAGATTGGAGGGGTTCCCGGCTTACGATTTGGATATTGTCTGGCCAATAAATCAATCATTGAAAAGCTCAGAACGATAAAACCGTTGTATGAAATGAACAGTATTTCTGTAAAATACTTGAACTACATTCTCCACAACCCACAAGTTTTAGACGACCATCTGATGGAAATGGGCAAGACCTACGACATATTGAAGGTCATAAACGGTGGGTTTAGTGTCCGTGTAGGAAATTTTGCTACATTTGAATGCTTTGGAAAATTATCAGGTAAATTCTATTCTATTGATGGAAAAACTTTCGTAAGAACAACACTGACAGATGTTGACAACTATAAGAGGTTATTGTTATGAAAGTAGTAATTGTAGGAAATGGTAAATGTGCTCTTAACAATAAGAATGGAAAATTCATTGATGGGTGTGATGTAGTTGTCCGAATCAAGAACTTTCAGACGATTGGTTTTGAAGAGTTTGTAGGTGAAAAGATAACCCTCTTTTCAAGCAAATGGTTTTCTTGGTTTGATAGACATACCAACGAACCATTAAAATTTGATTTCTTGGATAGAGTTAATGACTATCTGTTCATGTTTTATGACCCATTCAAAAGGCACAATTTCAGTGAAATTGCTTATAGGAAACTTTATGAGGAATTACAGTTGAAAAACGAATTCCACGACAGCATAATTGGAACTCCTGAATTGCATAGTAGATATTTGAAAGAATTTGGAATAGACAATAAGACGATTCATTATATGTCTCCAGAAGAAATTGAAGAGTTGGTGATTAGACAACTGAAATTCAACCCTGACAAATATCTGACCCCATCAGGCAAATTAGTAGAACCTACATGTGGCATAAGAACCATACACAAGATGTTAAATCTCTATAAGAACGATGAAATCTTTATCACAGGCTTTGATGGGTTTATGACTACTTGGTATTGGAATGAGTCTCATAAAAAGAATCCGGCACATGCTTACATCAATGAGATTTTGTATTTGAAGAGACTTGCCAAGAGTGGTAGAGTGAAAAATTTGGATGAATAATTCTCCGTCAGTTATTATTGTTGGAAAAGGAACTTCTCTTCTTGGGAAAGAATTGGGTAGTGTCATAGATGCGTTTGATATAGTCATTCGTGTCAATCATATGCCTACGGATACGAATGTACAAAAACACATAGGAGCAAAAACTACCATATTTTCTTCCATACCTGTTAGGAAAATTACAGAATATTGGAATGATATAGTGGCCATTAAAAAATTGTGGATAGGTAAATCGTGGGAAATAGAACGAAATAATGTAAAATACCAAGGTTACTACAAAATTATTGATGATGCTAATAAAGAAGGAGTGGATGTGAAATTTTTAAGTAAAGAAGAATACACACATCTTGTAGAGGAATTTTCTGGGTTTGGGGAAGTGTTTTGTTCATCGGATGGTGAGTGGGGCCTTTGTATTCCTGATACAGGAGTAACTACCATTCTCAGTGCGATACATAGATTTGAAGGCAGCAAAATCTGTGTTTGTGGATTTGATTTCTATGTAGATAAAACGAATGTATTTGACTATGAATACAATCTCCGTCTTATTGGAACAGAACCGATAATGAAACAAATTTTGTATTACAAGAAGTTATTATACAGTGGAAAAATCTATGAGTTATGAGAATGAACATCTGAATAAGAGGATTAGTAGGTATGATATAAATACTAAGGCTGCATCCTTTACCACGACATTGAAAGGATTGGCCATCATTGTTCTTAACATTACGGAACTATGCACACGAAAATGTTCGTTCTGTCCCAGAACCAATCCTGAGATATATCCAAACCAAAATATTCACATGACAAAGGAAACGGCGTTTCTGATATCTGAGAAGTGTAAATTGGACGGATATACTGGAGATATCCATATTTCAGGCTTTGGAGAACCATTACTCAACAGAAACATATTGGAACTTTTGACAAATATCCGTGTCAATCTTCCAAACAATCATATCATCCTTACATCCAATGGTGATAGGATGACGATTGATTACATGAAATCTCTGTATTCCTCAGGTGTCAATTACATTTCTATTAGTTGTTACGAAGAACCATTGTATGCAAAGTTTGAAAAGATGTTTGCTGATTGTGATGTTCCACAGGAAAATTTCAAGATAAGAAAGTTGTGGTTCATTGAGAATGAAAATACAAGTGAATTTGTAGAACGAAACACTTTTCACAATGCTGGTGGAACTTTACCGGGCGACAACGATAAAGTAAAGAATAATCCATGTTATTTTCCATTCTACAAGATGATGGTTGACTGGAATGGGGATGTATTGTTATGTTGTGAGGATTGGTTACGAAAGGCCGGCACATTCGGTAATCTTACAAGAGATAGTCTGAGTGAGGTATGGCATGGTCAAAAATTCAATGAGATTAGAATGGGATTATTGAACAAGAACAGGGCATGTAACAATGCCTGTAAGAATTGTAGTATCAATGGTCTTTTGATGGGGTATGATAGTGTCAAAGTTCTTGAGTCAATTTTATGAGTTCCAAAAGAATAGCATTTGTCTGTGATGAAGATTTACCAAACTATTTGGTGAATCCGAAACGTTATGATTATCTCCAAGGTAAACATAGTGCCACAGGCTATTACTATTGGATACTCAAAAACCACGGAATTGAGAACATAGAATTGGTAGGATTGGATGCCAACCTCAATGATTATGACGTAGTAGTAATTTACTATGACAACAAGGATATTTTACAACCGAATCGAAAGTATAAGGTAATCCAATCAGTTTCAGACCGACCACAGATAGAGGGGTGTGACTTGTATATTTGCTGCAATTACAGCACTATCAAGCCAATTTTGGATGTGGAATTGGTGAAAAGATGTGGGGTGGGGTTAAAACACGTCTTAAAGGGGTCGTGGCACTATATTCACTACCCCATGGCGTTAAATTACAAGAAGTGTAATCCGGTATGGCCACCGTCAATATACCACTTTACAGGGCGACAAAACACCTTGATTGAAGAACTGTATTCGGATGTGTTTATAGACCACATGAAATCGAAAGGCATTAATCTACGATTTGATTTTCTTACCGACCACAATAACGGTGATGAAGACGTGTATTTTTGTGTCAGAAACAATAAGACATATTACTCAGAGATTTGTGGTGGAAACAACGTGGACACAGCATTGGGACAGAAAACAGCCAACAGACTTTATCAGGCGTGGAAGATGGGTACACCATCAATTTTCCATTCTAATTCGGCAATGTTTTCAATCAGAAAATCGGAGTATGATTTCTTGATTGCTGATACCGTTGATGAATTTGAAGATGCTTGTATTCGTTTGAAGACGAATGAAATCCTATTTAAGAACATGGTTGATGTGTGTAATAAAAGACAAAATGAACACACCAACGAAGACATAGTGAAACAGTGGATGAAAGGTTTTAGTTTGATATGAGTGACGATAAAGTAATACAATATTCACTGACAGGAGCGGCGCCTACAATTTACTACATGTATGCTTCTAAAATACAGAAATATTGTGAAGAGAATGGAATTAATTTCAGTCTAAAAAATTCTGAAAATAACCTAAAAGAAACACTGTGTAAGGACAATCGCCATACTATTTCTTTTTGTCCGATAGACTTTTATATCAAGTTGGTAGATTTTTGTAAGGAGGCCAAAAAAATCAAAAAAGAGTTTGATTGTTTTATGGGATGTAATTTGTCAATGGGGTCACATATAGGCACGTTTGATTCTAACAATCCACATTTGTATTTATCCATAACGTTTTTCTTTATTATGGACAAGAAAGTGGTTATGAAATGGAAATTGATTCCACACATTGAAGATGAAAAAAAAGTCATAAATGAAGGAATTGTTATTAGAAATGGTAAAGTTTCTGTATTTTCATATAAACGAATCAATAAAATGGCATGGAAAATATATGATGGTTATTATGACCATCTTATTTTAGCTCCCGGAACACTTTTCATTCACGGTCTTATTACAGGATTAAAACTTGGTAAATTTGACCATGACCATATAGATTATGTAAAAGACCGAGCAGCAATTATAAAACATATCGACCAATTTAATTCAAAATATGGTACAACCATGTATTTGTCAGATGATGATAAAGTATTGAATACTCCGGGCGGTCTAAATGTTATGTGTGAACAGGCAGTAAAAGACGGTGTGAAGTATCCATATACAACCAGTTGTATAAAAAGAATGTCAGAGTAAAATATCTACACTCTCTTTGCCTATCAATGTTCCTGTTATGTTACAGTGTTTACATGCTGGATTGTTAGTTCTGTCTCCAGTGATAAGTGATTTACGAACTTTGGTAAATTCTTCACCAAACCAAATCTCTCTGAGACTTTGTTCATTGATATTACCAAATCCCTTATGCCTTCTAAGCCAATCATTACAACACAATAATACATCACCATTCCAATCAATAACCAGTTTGTAAAATGGCAAATAACACTGGCCACTGTAGGTCTTGTCTTCTTTTATGGATGATACTGCACCTGAACGATTGTTGAACTTATTCTTTTCAACGAACGTCTTTATGTCTTCGTCTGGATTACGCCACAGTTTACGTATCTCATATGATGATTGTGGTATATTCGACTCTTGAAAGAGTAAATCAAATTTCTCTTTACTTTCGGGACCATCGTAACAACTTATTATCATGAAATCCAAACCACACTCATAGATTTCTTTCAAATTCATCTTATTCAAACAATCACCGTTGTTGGTTATTGTTACACGGTTGTTTGGTAAGTGTATCTTCAACGTCTTTACGATATCAAAGATTTTTTTGTGTAAAAATGGTTCACCAAAACCTGAAATATGAATGTCTCCGGTGTATTTTTCTTCCTTACATTTTCGGGCGAAATTGTCCACGGTTTCTATGGACATGTGGAGATTTCTATTCTTATAGACGGTTGCATCGCCTCTTGGACAAAACTTACACGTCCTAGTACAAAGTTCGGTAATGCATAATTCAACTACTGCCAACCCCTTTAGATGTTCTTTGAACGATTCCGTCTGTGAGTTGATGTAGTATCTGTCAAATCTTTTTTCAAGATGTTCTGTTGAATTTACCATTATTTCAATTTGGTAGCATGGGCGTAGGCGATACATGATTCACATGCGGTGCCAGTAACATCCTTTTTCAAATGGGCAGCCCTAAACTTCTGAAATCCTTCTGAATTCCAAGCATCCATGAATGATTCTTTGTTCAAATCACCGACTTGGAATTTGCCTGAACCATCGAAACAACAGACAGTAAGACCACCATCCGCCCTTACATGACCTTCGGTAAATACCGACCAACAAGGAAGTGGGTCCACCAAAGCACCTATGCGGCCCTGATTACCCGCGGTGGGCCTATAACCAAGTTCTTCTTCTCGTGTGGTTGCAAAACTTGCCATCGAATACAAAGGAAGCCAATAATGTTTATCCACATAAGGTCTGATATTCTCATTCAGGAAATTTTCCATTTTACCTTCTTGAGTTTTGTCATATTGAATGGAACTGGCTGATAACTTGGTTTTATATCCTTTTTCATTTCGGATTTTAAATGCTTCTTGGATGTTCTTAATTGTATTTCTAAACATCTTTGGTGATACAGCCATGATGGTAGCAAATTGGGCTTCGTCACAAGCATTAACCGACCATTTCAGAGAATCCAAGCCGGCCTTCATGACACGTTCTACTATGGCCGGAGTCGCCAGTGACCCGTTGGAAGTCAGGAAGACATAAGGCATACCAATCTCTTTCAGATAGAGGATGGCTGCTTCAAGTAAATCAGGATTGATGGTGGATTCACCAATGTAGAATACGCCTATTTCTTCAACGCCCGCATCCAACATTTCTTTGGTGATTCGTTTGAACAAGTTCAAATCCATGTCGGTTTTGGGTTGAACCACACGGGCGGATAGAGAACAGAATCCACAACGGAAGTTGCATCGAGGAGATAATTCTATCTTAACTGAGCGGGGCGCGGGAATGATGGTTTTAAGCCTATCAACCGGAATCTTTGTTATACTGTCAATTCTTTGTGTGATATCCATAATACACGATACATATAGCAGAATGAATTACATCATACATCAAACTTGGAAAAATGGCAACTTAGATGAAGAACAGAGTTTATGGGTTGATTCTATAAAAAAAGCATATCCAAATTACAAATATAAGTTCTGGTCCGACGATGACAATTTGTGGTTGATTAGAATTAGACATCCTGAGTTTCTAAAGTTTTATGAAACTCTTAATGCTGTAGAAAAGATTGATTTCGTAAGACACCTATACATCTACAACTATGGAGGTATTTATTTGGACATAGATGTTAAAATGAACAAACCTTTGGTATTGGAAGGTGCCGATGTATTTCTTTGCGATCAAACTGAGGAAGTAAATACTGAAAAAGTAGAATTTCTTGTGGACCCGTTCTTTTTAGCTGGTGAGGAAAAGTGTTCATTTTTCTACTCAATGTGCGAATCAATGATGCGAGGAACTATCTATAATATCCTATCATCCAAAACCGACAAGAAATACCACGAAACTTTGTATAAAACTGGCCCCTATATGTTCACAAAGTTTTACTTGATAAACAAACACAAATACAACATCAAAGTTCTAAAAGATGTGTTTACCACTAAGTATTATGAAACCGACACTCCAAAAGAACAGTTTTATGGTATCCACATGCAATTTAATTCGTGGTTAAACCCGGAAGACCGTCGCCGCTAATTAAGTTTTTTGATGTTTACTTTGATATTTATGTAAATGAAGAAGTATGCGTTTAAGCTGCTTCAATATACCAATGAAAGATAAATTATTTTCAAAATCCAAGTTTCCTTGGATATTAGGTGGGTCGGCGTTACTTGTAGCGTTGTGTGCAGCATTTTTTAGCGTTTATGGTATTGCAACGTTGTTTGCTGGTGCTTCCATATCTGCCATGATAATGGCATCATCACTTGAAATAGGTAAATTGGTAGGTACTACCTTTCTTTATCGTTATTGGACAAAATGCAAATGGTTATTGAAATCGTATTTAACTGCTTCTATTCTAGTATTGATGGTTATTACATCATTGGGTATTTTTGGTTTCTTATCCGCTGCCTATCAAAAATCCGCAATCGAATTTGGAGTAACACAGGAGAAAATAACATCTATGCAAGACCAAAAAACATATTACAAAGACAAGATTGTGGCGGCCAAGAAACGTATAGATGACCTCACTAAACTTAGAGCCACCCAAGAATCACGAATGGGAGAGGCTTACACAAATGAATTCATATCAAGAAATCCTATACAGTTAAGACAGATTCAACAACAGACGGTGGATTTGATAACTGATACAGATAAGAACATAAAAGAAGAAAACCAAAAGATTCAGTCATCCATAGAAGATGTTCGTAAAGTGGATGAACAGGTAAATGAATTGAAGTTGGGAACGGCTGTCAAAAAAGACGTTCAAACATTTAAATTCGTAGCCGATGCTTTGGGTGTATCGTTGGATACTGTTGCTCGATGGTTTATTTTATCCATTATCTTTGTATTTGACCCTCTTGCTATTAGTCTAATTTTAGCATATAACGTAGCAGTCTATAAAAAGGAAGATGAATCTGTATATGATAATACACCATCTACTCCTATTAAAACCACAGTAGAACCAATCCCCGTGACACCAGAACCAATCCCCGTGACACCAGAACCAATATCACAAGAATCTCCAACTGTAGAGAAAGTATTAGAAAAAGATAACGTGCCAGTGTCAGAGTGGTTTAGACAAATGTTTAAACTTTAACACTTGCCAAATCTTATGATATGGACTAAACTGTGAACGTTAAAATTTTTGGCATTTGAATAATTGTTCAACTATGTATGTCGCTGATTACCCTAGCGTAATCTACGATGAATCAAACTGATATAAACTACATAGTGGAGCTGTTAAACAAAGCCGTAAAAAGACAAGACTGGGATTTCGTAACTGAGGCTCTTGAGTATTCTCAAGAATTTCAGGACGACCCTCAGTATGAAGAAGAATAGCATATGCTAATCACAGTTATATTACTATCGGTATTGTTAACAGCATCTATCGTCGCTAACTTCCTTCTTTGGAGAGCCGGAGAACGCCTACTCATAATAAGTGAACTTTATGAAGATTGGATATCCGAATGGAGATCCGAAGTCCTTAAGACTTGGATGCACATGAAATTGCTTGATGAAAAGCAAATGTTCGAAAAGGATGATGAAGTTGGAGTTGTCTTTCAAGACATGATGGCTCTTATCCAGAGTCTCAATGATAGAACCGAAGAAACTACGGAAAAAGAAGGAGAATAAACTTTTCTATGAAGAAGAAAAAAGTCCTAGCGAATCGTCGTGTCCAAAAATCCACTAAAAAGATTAAGAACAACAAAGTCAAAAAGATTGTTGTTCGTCGTAAGTATAAAAAGCGAGCCGAAAAAATTCCAGTAGTAACAATAACTACTCCTGTCGTTGAAGTTCCTATAGTGACTGCACCAGTGACCACGGAAGAACCACCAAAAAAAGGAAGGCGTGGTAGAAGAGGAAAAGGAACGGGGTCTGATAAAATGTATTTCACCAAAGAAACTGAGGATTACATTATAGCATATAACTCAACCGAAGATACTCAAATCCGAGAAGACCTTTACAATAACAAAATCAAATATCCATTTGAGAAGTTGGTGGAAAACATATTCAACACATTCAAGTTTAGTTATTTTGAAACCGGTCCATTGGATGTTCAGAAAGAAACGGTTGCTCATTTGGTATCAAACATGCATAAGTTTGAGGCTGGAAAGGGTAAAGCATTTTCATATTTTTCCATCATTGCTAAACATTATCTCATTGCATTGAACAATACTACCTACAAGAGACGTAATCAACACGTTGAGATAGGCGAAGAACACGACGAACATACAGTTCAACTTCAAACCGAAGATAAACATTACAAGGAAGCTGAGATGCGTGACTTTATGCGTCTTATGATTGAATTTTGGGAAAACAATGTAGGTAAGATATTTACAAAACAACGTGACTTGGATATTGCCAATGCGGTTATTGAACTTTTTAGGAGTTCGGAGAGAATAGATGCTTTCAATAAAAAGGCTTTGTATCTTTACATCAGAGAAATTTCATCTTGTAAAACCCAACAAATTACAAAAGTCATTAATAAAATGAAACAGTATCAATCTAACATTTCTAAATCTTATATGAATAGAGGGTCTATAAATACGGAAAATCATATCAAAATGTGATTTATAAAAATCAAGATAAAAAGTGGTGTACATGTGATAAAAAATTATGATTGATGCAAAAATTGTTAAAAATAGTTTGTTTAAACAACGAATTCCTATAAAAATAGATATTAAAAAAGAATTAGAATCTATTGAATCGGATATTATCAAACGAACTGAATTGGGATTTGATTATTATTATTGGCATATAAAATCATCAGATATATTTATTCCTCATAATCAAATCTTTGAAATTTTAGATATTTTATTATTAAATAATTATAAAATAGAATATTATAATGGTTTAACAATGAAATGTTATGTAATACGTTGGTGATCTATATTATTTAGTTATATCAGTATTATTTAAATTAAATTGACCATTATTTCCGATTGCAGATTTGACTTGGTTTGATTTAAAGACAACCCAACTATCGCCGGCTCCTTCATATTCATTTTCATAAACTATCCCATCATATTTTTCTTTTTTAGCTTTTTCTATTTCCAAATCCCAATTATCAAGTACATCTTTAATTCTTTTTGGATTTTCTATTTTTAAATAAACAGGATAAATTGCAACTTTTTGATTTCTTACAGGAAGGCCACTAGCATCGTAGTAAAATCCTTCTATAGTTTTATTATTTGCTTGATTAAATGTACCAAAGTGAGATTTAGACCTAAAAACATTAAAACCAGCTTTTGGTGTTGCGTGATACATAATTAAAGGATTTCCATCACCATCAACAACTTTACTATTACCAAACCACCTTTTAAATTCGGGAGTGTCGGTTATAGATTCTAACAAAATTGATTTTAATTTTATCATATTGTTTATAAATAGATAATAAGTTAGTAAATCGTGATACGTTTCTATTTATAGTCATATATGGATACCGATTTTGAATTATTTGATGGCAAGTCCTTTAAGGGCTTGTGTAAAGATATTGTCTCTAATCAATCGAACCGTAAGGAACAGATTGAGATTTTCATTGCAGATTTGCGTCCAATGATTAAGACAATTAATGACGCCATGCAAGTCGTCCCACTCATAAAACAATACATTGACGCTGGTATTTCAAACGACGAACATCTAGTAAAACTAGCACAGATTTGTCAAAGAATCATGGCACTTCAAGCCAGTGCTGAAAGTAATGGTGGGTCTTATGGTCTTACTGAGGAAGAAAAGAAAGACTTGATGAGTACCATAAACGATATTCAAAAATCCGATTCGATAGTTGTAAAGACAATCTCTAAAGCAAAAGAATAAGGTATGTCGTATTGGAATAAATCATTAAACAGTTCTAATAATACATTGGATAATGTATCATTATCCGCGCTGGGTAGAACGGTAAAATCTACATCGGATGAATTCTATGAAATAGAGCCAGCAATAGTGTTGGATATAATTTTAGACATAGACCATCCATATCTTAGAGATAAACAAAGCACATTGGTTCCCGGTCAATGGCCTGTAGATGTAAATGGCAAAGCACCATTAAAAACTGACCAAGACTATACTTGGATTGGCAGAGCTCTGATAAGACTCATTCAAACCAACAGTAATGTAGAAAAGGAAGATTTGATATGGGCAACGCCTTTAGAATCCAACATATCAGAATATCCTGTATTGAATGAAATCGTTGGAGTTGTATCTTACTTGGGACAATATTACTATACCAGAAAAATCAACAAGTTCAACACGCCTAATGCTAATGCTGATTTCAATATGGAATTGGTATATGGAGGATTTACTAAATTTGGTTCTACAAACCCAGCTCAAGGAAATAGAGAACTTTTAGTAAAAACATCCGACCCAAGAGTTCCATACATAGGACCACAATCAAAGTTGAACATATATGGTGGTGTAGGATTCATTGGCGCCTTAGGTAGATATTTTTACTACAATCCAAGAATTCGTTCTCTCAAGAGAAGAGAGGGGGATTTGATATTTGAAAGTAGATTTGGTCAGTCTATCCGATTTGCTACTTACGATGATAACAGAGATAATGATAAAAGTAGTGTTGATTACACGGACTATAAAGGTAATGGTATAACTAATCCATACTCCAAGAAAGAAGCCGGTGGTGGTAATCCAATGATTATCATTCGTAACCGTCAAAGACCCATAAGTAATACTATTGTCAATGAAAAAAATGTCGGTGGCTACATGTTGGAAGATGTTAATGAAGACGGAACATCCATACATCTTACATCAGGCATAACTTTGAGCCTTTTTAATACTACCAAATGGTTAAAGAAAAAAATGTGGGGAAATGGTTCAGAAGAACAACCATTATTTAATGGAATAACCAACTTCAAATTCCCCAAACTAATAGGCGACCAACTCGTTATAAACAGTGATAGAGTGACCATTTCTGCTAAAAAGAACGAATTATTTCAATATTCTAAGAAGAGAATGGCGTTCGTAACTGATGATGAATGTACAATAGACGCTCAAAATCAGATTATTATTACCACAAATAACAAAACGGTCTTGAATTCCCCGGCTATTTATTTAGGAGAATACAATCAGACGAATGAACCAGTTCTACTTGGACAAACATCGGTGAATTGGTTGTTTGATTTGTGTAATTGGCTGTTGGCACATACGCATTGGTATAACCACAAGCATCCAGATGCTCAAGGTGGAACTACAGGTAATGCCAACCCAACACAGACACAAACGACGGTTCAGGCCGCATCGTTGACTGTATTGAGGAATAATTTGAACTTATTGATGAGTAGAAGGGTGTTTACTGTGGGTGGTGGTTTAGCGCCGGGAGCGAATGGTGGAACTATTCCAAGCGGTGAACCTGCTGTAACGATTACTACACCCGCAGGAAGTGGTGTTCCGGGCGGATGGAGTGGGTCTAATAGAAAATATAGTACAACAGAAAAGCAAAAAATACAGACACAAATAGAAGAATCTAAGGCAATAGCAATGTCGGTGTCTTCTACATCAGATAAGACTAAGGCAAGTGTTGCTGCAGTGAAAGAAGACCTAGCATCGGTGCAGTCTTCTGTTAGAAAATATCATAATGGTGTGACGGTAACAGCCTTAAAAACTGTTCAACAACAGTTAAAATTGGCTAATACAAATGCACTATTATCTAAACAATATTCTGATCAAGTTCAGACTTTGACAGAAACGGCAGCTACAACTGATAATGAAGCTGTTAGAATAGAAGCTAATATAGCAGCCAAAGATGCGGCTGATAAGTCAAAACATTATGCAAATTTAGCAGAAGAAAACAAAAAAGCAGCAAATTCTGCTGCCGCCGTGGCCGCTAAAGAGGTAAGTAATCATGAAGCGGCTGTAGCGGCAAATAATGCTGCTAAAAATACAAAACTTCATGGTGGAAGACAATAACACACACAACATATGAAAATAGACGAACTAAAAAAAGCAATTAGAGGTATCGTAAGAGACGAAGTAAAACGTGCCGTAGCAGAAGAAGTAAGCAAGGCTATGGGAAAGGTATTGGTTGAAATGGTCAAGGAGATAAAATCCAATCCAAATCAACCAAGAATAGTAGAAGAATCCACAGAGGAAGATATCACAACCGACGCTCCGGTACTAAGAACCAATAATCCAAAACTTAATGGCGTTTTAGCCGAAACTGCTAGGAAATTTAGACCAATTCCGAGAGAGGCTGGTGCCGGATTAGCAGAGTTGATGGATGGTGGGTTTGATAAAATTGGTCATGGTGATATGGGTATAGAATCCCAACCAGCAGCACCAGCAACTAAATTGGATTTCTTGAGAGAAATAGTCGGACAAACGGCAGCACCGCCTCAAACATCCGTTTTAGATGGCGGCGCAGAAATACCTGATTCTCTTAAAAAGGTATTCAAAAAAGATTTCAGAGCTGTCATGAAAAAAATGGATGAACAAAAAAAGGGATTCGGCGGCGGATTTAATCCGCTTATGAACGGATAATATGGCAACAACTTTAATAAATCCTACTCTTGCTACTCCGATAGGAATGACTCTTCCTATTCAGGGCGGTAATAGTGGGTATTTTGCACAATCTTTTGATACTCTTACACAGGTAAAATCTAATATCACAAATCTTCTAAATACTCGACAAGGAGAAAGAAGAATGCAACCTACATTTGGAACAAGGTTGTGGAATTTGCTGTTTGAACAGAACGTAGATACGTTGAAAGACCAAGCAGTTCAAATAGTGAATGAAGACATTGCTTCTTGGATACCAAACGTCACAGTTGTAGATATAACAACTAACCTTTTAAAAAGTGACGAAGTAACTGCTGACAAAGATATTTATATGTTAAGAATCGCTGTTACTTTCATGGTGAATTTGACAAAACAAATAGATTTGGTAGTCGTCACGATAAATAACGCGACACAGTAATATGGCAAATACAATACAAAAATCATTTCTACCGGGTAGTAAAGAGGTAAGATATCTTAACAAAGATTTCTCACAGTTTCGTGAAAATCTAGTTAACTTTGCTAAGTATTACTACCCAAATACATACAAGGATTTTACCGACGCTGCGCCCGGTATGATGTTCATTGATATGGCGTCGTATGTCGGTGACGTTCTATCATATTACACAGATTACACGTTTAAAGAAGGTCTTCTCTACAATACAACGGAGAGAAAGAACATCATTGCTTTATCTAAATATTTGGGTTATACAACAAAACCAGCAAGAGGAGCAACAGGTAAAATAGACATATTTCAAATTTGTCCATCTACCACGGATGCAGACGGAAATTATGTTCCTGACCAAAAATTTGCATTGAATCTTAAAGAAAACATGCAAGTATCCAACAATGTTGGAGCATCTTTTTTAACTGCTGAGCCTGTAAATTTTGCTGTAAATACATTTTTATCTAAGAGAATTACGACGGTTTATGAACGAGATGATACAGGAGTTCCTACATTTTTCTTGTTGCAAAAGACGGCAAATATTCGTTCAGGAAAGGTTATAACCAAGACTTTTACAGTCAATGCTATGCAATCATTTTTGAATCTTTATCTCGATGAGACTAATGTTTTAGAGATTATTAGTGTAGTTGATTCGGATAATAATGAGTGGCATCAAGTTGATTTTCTTGCTCAAGAAATGGTTTTAAATGATGTTCCTAATAGTGATGCTTTTGAGGGAAGTCTTGCCGCATATAGAGGTACAGTTCCTTACATTCTAAACTATTTAAAAACCTCACGAAGATTTACCGTAAATGTTGATGAAAATAGTAGAACATTTATTCAATTTGGAGCTGGAACTGATGGATTTGCTGATGAAATTATCAACTTAAGTTCACAACAAATTGGTGTTGGGTTGTCAAATTTGGGCAATCTAAATCTATCATTAGACCCATCCAATTTCCTTCAAAATGACACGTATGGACTGGCACCACAGAACACGAATTTAACTGTAACATACACCGTCGGCGGTGGATTTGAGTCAAATTCACCATCAAACTCCGTCATTAACATTGACGCGGTAACGATGGATAATTCAAGTAACGGATTATTGCCGGAAGAATCAGCACTACTCAATACAGTTAAAACGTCATTGAGAGTAAACAATGCTGATGCTACGGTTGGTGGGTCTGGACCTGAAAGTAATGAAGATATTAGACTAAATGCTATTGCTTCATTTGCTGCTCAAAATCGTATAGTAACTCAACAAGATTACTTGGCGAGGGTGTATTCAATACCTCCAAAATATGGTTCTATAGCTAAAGCACAAGTCATAACCTATAACAGTTTGGATGTAAACCAAGACCAGATTTTGACAGGAACAGTCAATGAAAAGAATGTGGCAACAGTAATTAACAAGGATACACAGAACTATTTTAGAAAGATTTCTTTTGATAGAAGTAACCCATTTGCTGTAAATTTGTATGTTTTGTCTTATGATGAAAACAGACAACTTACACAAGTGAATGATGCTTTAACTTCTAATCTTCTAACTTACCTACGACGTTATAGAATGTTGACGGATGGTATTAACATTGTTGATGGTTACATAATCAATATTGGTGTCGAATTTGTAATTACAGTATTCAAAGGTAACAACAAAAAAGACGTATTGAAAAACGTAATTGCTGCCGTTCAAAATTTCTTTAATATAGACAGATGGGAGTTTTCACAATCCATCAGTCTTAGTAGTTTGAGACTAGAAATGGCCAAAGTTGACGGTGTTCAGACGATTGTATCATTGAATATCACCAATCTTACACCACTAACAACCAACGGCGAAACTTACTCTTCGATAGAATACGATATTGATGCAGCAACAAAAAATGACACAATTTATCCTTCTTTAGACCCTTCTATTTTTGAAGTAAAGTATCCTGATAAGGATATTAAAGGAACTGTACTATAATATGCATCATTTCATTTATCCATCACAAGACACTTTCATAACCAACACTATAGGATATGATGACCTAAACTTTGGGTTGGATGAAGTTTTGCGTGTAGGTACTCAGGACATTACTTCAAAAGTAACACAACCGACCACAATTTATCAAATAGCCCCATCCGGGTCATTTGTAACAAATCTATGCGTCCAAGGATTCTCAGGCTCGCTTTCTACAGCATCCTTCTATGGTTCTGCATCAACTGCGGTTGGTCGTATATTCAATACCAGCGTTGACCCTGTTTCCTTTAGTACAAGTTATTTCTCAGGAAGTTTCGTTGGTAGTGCCATAGGTTGGAATAACGGAACTTATATTAGTGCATCAAATGCTACAGGAAGTTTGACTAATTTTAGCGGAACAATCGTAGTTCATACAATATCTTCTGGGTCAACTTGGGACGGATTAATTTTTGAATACAACAATTGGTTCACTACATGGGATTCTGTGATTTCAGGTAGTGGAGTAATCAATGGTGTAATATCAGGAAGTCTATCAGGTAGCTTTATTGGTATATTTAATGGTTATCTTATTGGATTTACAGGTAAAATATTGGTTGGAAATATTGATGGTGTGGATGTTAAAAACGTGCCACATACAGAAGTTATTATCGGCGACTATAAAAATCGAGCCTTGGTTCAATTTGATATCACATCCATTTCTAAATCTATTGCTAATGGAGATATTGTAAATCCACAATTTAATCTCAAACTTAACATTGCCAGAGAATTTAATTTACCTATAGGGTATAACGTTTACGCATTTCCAATTTCTCAAAGTTGGGTAATGGGCGACGGATACGTGTCAGATAATGGTTCTACGGATGGTGCTAGTTGGATTTATAGAGATTATCAGAATGGAACTCCTTGGGCAGTTACAGGGTCATCTTACATTCAGTCTTTGTCTGTTACTCAATCTTTTAACTATCAAGTCGGAGATATTAACATGAATGTTACTCCGATAGTAAATGCTTGGTTGAATGGAACAATTAAAAATAATGGTATTGTATTGATTAGTAGTGATGAATTTTCATCTAATCCTATTGGTATGTGTCTATTTTTCTTTAGTAAAGATACGAATACCATTTACGAACCAATTTTGGACGTTGGGTGGAGTTCTGGTTCCGGCGGTTGGTCTTGGTCAACTGGAAGTGTTGTAACAGCAAGTGCAAACATTTCTACAGTTCCAGCAGGATTGTATGGAAGTCTTATTACAGGAAGTGCTATTAGTGGTTCTCTGTATGGTGGATTTACTGGCATCGGTAACATGAATTTTTCGTCAAGTGTATCTTATAGTTACACCACGTCATCAATAACCGGGTCTATTATTGATACCGCATCATTTACGAGTTATTTTGCTAATGGACTTGCATCGTTGACAGGTGTTAATGGTCTAATCATTAGTATGTCTATCATAGGCAATTTTTCAGGTTCACTTAGTCATTCTATAGTTCCTTTGATAAACAAATGTGGAACCTGTGAGCCTGTGTTTAATGTTGGTGCAGGTCTGCCGGGCGGACAAAACCAGACTCAATATCAGGGATTGGACATTTATGGATGGGGAAATCCATTCAACACATTTAATCAATATAATTGGCCAGCGGATACAACTTATGACGCAGCATTATCAGGTTCTTGTAGTGGTAGCATGGTAACAATGTCATATGTAATGGGAACATTCATTGATGGAACAATGCCGGGAGCAACGTTCACGTCAAGTCTTATCCACGGATATATTTTTGGTTATGGTTACTTGGTCGGTAGTTGGAATGAGTCTTTGATTATAGGTTCTCATATCAGTGCTAGTTACCCATTCCTACCACTATGGCCAGTTGCCATGAACGTATTATTTACTGGTTCATATGTCAATGGTCCAGCATTTGGTTCAATAACCAATTTCTCAACGGGTAGTGATTTTGGTTCTGATTATGGTATTTTTGATGGTGTATTTACCGGCGGCCCACTTGTTGGTATCCACATTCATGCTCCATTTAGTGGAAGTATATTGAATGCTCCATTACTTTACACAAGTAGTATCAACCTAACATCATCTAGTCTGTCTCCTGTGAATGTAAATTCCCCATTCGTAGCCGTTGTTCAAAACGTTCCAGATTCCGTGAACGCGGGTGATATAATTAGAATAAACGTCTTTGGTCGTCAACAGTTCCCACTCAAGAACTTTAATCGCCAAACGCAATTTACACAATTCCTTACTCCACAATATTTACCATCATCGTCATACTATTCGATTAAAGATAACGAAACCGAGCAAATTATACTTGATTTCGATAATTATACCCAGATAAGTTGTGATTCAAACGGAAATTATTTCTACTTGGACACCACAGCTTATCCACAAGAAAGGTATTTTAGACTTTTAATCAGAGTTGAAGCTAGTGGGTCCATATATACCTTTGATAAAGGTAACATATTTAAGATTGTGAGATAAGACAATGGAATTCACCAAACAAATAGCAAATTTTACAAATTACGGTATCTACAATTACAAATTTGATGAAGTGGGTAACGAAATTTTAAACCCAATGTCTGCGGTATTCCAAGAGGTTTACTTTAGCCTTCCTATATCAAGATTGGTGTATAATAATGATAAAATATCCTTATTTTATAATCCTACATTCACAGAATTTATTCCGGCTCCGCCTACAGCATCATCAGCGACTGTATTTCCACAAGAAGCAATTGATGAGATTAATGCTATCATTTATCAAAATGTTCAACTACAAAATCAATTGGATTCTCTAGTTTCCGATAGTACCAAAGACAGTGGTTCGGCGGACATACAATCTATTAAGAATACTATCATTAACCTAAGAACACAACTTGGACAGGGTTCTGTAGATGGAGATTTTCAATCTTCATATCCATATCTTCCGTTGTCATTAGAAGAACAAAATCCTCCAACACAATAAAATATGTCATTACCATATACAGTTTTAGGTGAATTCACAGGTAGTGTAAAATCCGGCTCATTATTGAGTGTAAAGGATACGGGGTTATTTTATGTTTCTCAAAGTTCGGATGTGTGGTTTGGAGTTTCGCAGAATGATGTAATAGAAGTTGCTTCATATTCTACAAACGACAATACACTTCAAAGTTGGGGTACATTATACACCGATGATAAATTTCAAACCGTCGCACTAACATATTTGGACAATTTGAATGTCCCTCACAGTTACACGTATAATGAACTTGTAAAACCATTCACAATTTACAAAAATAATGAAATTCTTCTTAAACCAACAGAAGATTTAAATGCGATAAATGTAACAGAGGGAAGCCAATTAATTTCCTATAATTTCGTAAGAGAAATGGCAGGCAGCCCAACATCAACTCTTACAATCAAAGAAATTTCTCCATCAAGAACAGAAATAAAACTCATACCATCAGGAGAATCTGACGTTCAATATGATTCATTTTGTATAAAGAAATTTCCAATTAGAGATGTAGCGCCTATTCTTTTGTCAATAATCAAGGACTTACCTTATGATAAAATTTATAGGGTAATGAGCGACCAACCTCAATATCAGACAGGCATAAGTTTTCTTAAATTTATGTTCTTCCTTCCTGATGATGGTTCGGTTGTAACATTTTTGAGAAATTTGTATGAAGATTTAATAAAATACACATCCATTGCTCCTACGGCTGTTACAAGCGGCGTTCAACCGGCTGTTATAACAAGAATTCAAGGTATCAAGACATACTATAACAATTTCTTGTTGCAAAGTTACGACCTTATTGCTGATTTTGATGGAATCTCACAGAAATATGTTGACTTTGTAAATCTAAGATTAGATGAAAGATTTGGTCCATTTTCAAATGCACAAGAACAAGGATATCAAGATGCACGGCAGTTTTGTTATGATTTTTTCGTAACTTATTTTTACGACAATAACATCAAACCATTACAACTAAGTTATCAAGACAAATATTTTGGATACCTAAAAAACGTATTAAACTTTGGAAATAATAGATACTTTTCGATATTAAACAATGGATATCTTGATGAAAGAGTGTCACCAAAAGACCCTATTACTCTTATAGTAAAGTTGTCAGAAGAACTTCCTTCGGATATTTCTGAAAAGGATACTTGTTGGGTTTCAAACTTTGGTATGCCTCCTTATGTATTCACTTCGATTCTTAGAAATCCGGTGAAATACAAAACGATAAAAATTTCACAGGCAAATTTTGGTTCTCCACAACATTTCATCAATACTGATAGTACAAACACTTTGTATTCATCGGAAGACCTTGATAATTCGTCGGTCATGACAAATGATATCAGAGTCAACAAAAATATTGCCGAACTGAATACCGATTATTCCGACTTTTCTAATTTCATAGTATTTTCATCTGCCACGAACCGACTTAACATTTTCAAGAACAAGATGGTTAGTTGGACATCTTTAAGTGCATCAATGGTAGAATTGGATAGAAGATATAATCTTTCATTGTCTGCCTCAGCACCATATCCGTATTATTTTACAGAAAAGGCAAACTTACAATCACAAACTACAGAGATTATAGACTCATTTGATGGTTATGAATCCTCTCTGTTCTCTGGTGGAAAATACACATATGTTATATCATCAGGGTCGTTTTATAGTTCGAGTTATGTAGAAGACCAAGATACGTCTGCTAATGATTATGATTTAAGTAATAGAGACAGTCTATTATCGAACGTTCCTCAATTCATTGCAACCAATTCAAACTACGATGAGTATTTGACTTTCCTTAACATGGTGGGTCATCATTTTGATAACATCTACACATACATTGCTGCAATGCCAATCGAAAGGCAAGTAAAGAACGAACTCACATCTAGTATCCCAACGAATACACTAAAAGAAATGTTGTATTCTTTTGGTTGGAGTGTTGATGATATCATAGGCCCATTGGATATCAATGAGGTATATCTAAACAGCATGAATTCGGCGTCTTTTGATGCCTTGTCAGGTGAACAAAGACTTCAAACCATATGGAATCGTATTCTTGTAAATTTGCCGGGCATTTATAAGACCAAAGGAACAGAAGAGTGTGTAAACTTTCTAATGTCATGTTATGGTTTGCCATCATCATTGATTACAATAAGAGAATACGGTGGTACAGATTATGCTAATGACCCAGCACCAACATATAGGTTGGATGAAAAAACCTATATGCTTAAGTTCTCAGGTATAGGCGATTATGTTGAAGGTCCGTTGCCATACTCAACAAGAACGGTAGAATTTAAGTTTTCAATTGATGCAGACCCATACGCAACAACTTATCCAGAATATGCGTATTTTCCACTATTTACAAGTTTTCCTGCACCATACACAAGTTCAATTAATTCCAATTGGACTGTAGGATTTTACAGAGTTCCGGGAGATTTGACAGGCAGAGTGATATTTCAAATGGGGTCAGGCTCAAGTGGAATAGCTATATCAAGTAGTGTATTACCTATTTTTAACGGTGAAATTTTCAGTGTAATGTTGAGAAGAAATGAGCCTGATAATTTCTTTGAATCAAGTATAGACCCGGACGTTGTTCCGTTGAATTACGATTTGACGGTTCAGAGAAATGAAAATGGAAGACAGATTTTCTATTCTACATCTAGTGCAATATTCTATGAGTCTGATAATTCTGTATTTTCTCAATTCGGAAAATTCAGAATGACAAACGGAACGTTCAAAGGAACTTTGGATAAATTATCCATTTGGGATATTCCAATAAATGATAATGATTTTCAAGAACATGTCAACGATTTAAATTCTTATGGTTCTAGTGGTTCAATTCCTTATCAAAATCTATGGGTTCAACTAAGTTGGCAATATCCACAGACCATGTATGCAGGCGGTTATCCTGTATGGATTACTAATGCTTCGGATTATTACACAATTCCAAATTATTACACCGATACTACGTTGACAGCCGTTGACCCGGCCTTGTATTCTGCGTCGCTAGCCATTATTGAACAACGTTGGCAGACCTATTACCCAACAGGTTCTATAAACATTTTTGCTTATAACTTTCCACCGGCAATCGGAAGTGCCTTTTCTGCTTCTTGGGAGGGATATCCTACATGTTCGTGGGTTTCTCAATCATCATACCCATATCATTTCAAAGAATTGACGTATCAGCAAGATATTGACGCATCCAAGTATGGGCCTAACAAATATAAGAACAGAAAAATTCGTAAGGTAAATTACGAAGTGGATGCTAGATTTGATTCTTTCAATAGGTCAACAAGTGAACCTGACCTTACAGTTTCAGGAGAATCAAATCAACTTGGGTTCTTCATTGACCCACAGGATTCCAAGAACAAAGACATTTTAAGATATGTTGGTAGAAGTGGTATTATGGAATTGATTGGTGACCCTGCCAACCTTTACAGCGATAAATACTATGATTTGATAAACAAGAACGATGAGTATAATTCTCAAGGTGAAAAGAGAACATACTTTAACGAAATGTTGACAGTTTACAAATTTTACTTTGATAAATCAATCTTTAAAGCGATTAGAAACGTTTTGCCTGCGAGAGCAAATGTTTATACGGGTGTCATAATCGAACCTACCATCCTTGAAAGACCAAAATATCCTAACAAACCATTAACGTCAAGTGTTCAAATTTCATATCAGTATCCGGGCGTTGTCAATAACATCTATGAATTTGATATGAGCTTGATATCAGCCAATTTCAATACTGATTGGAATTTGGTAAGTAGTGGGTCAGCCACCGCACAGGAGAGAATGACGCTTTCGTTGCCTGCAAATTATGATGCATTGTTGGACATGACATACTTGACTGAGCCTGTTCGTTCAAGACCGAATAATTTGGAGGGAGGATACATTCCTGATTATATGGATACGGTTCAACATGATTTTTATCCTGACTTTACCCTTCCTAGAAATTGGGAAACGTCTTCTACAGGACCATTGCCTGCCTCATATACCGTTCCAATCAATGGGTCGGTTACGTCTCAGAATGGTAACAACCCAGTCAATAGGTTCGTGATTGGACCGGACCACGGCGTAGATTATGCTAGAAGTTTCTTTTCAGGTTCAAATCAAGGCAATCATCCAATCCTTTACTACATGATGAAAGTATGGGATAGATATTATTACTATGCCAAGACAGGAGAATATGTTCGTTCTACTAATTTGAACAACAACCCAACGTTTAAATTCAACTTCAATCAAAACGGTTCATATTTTTACAGTGGTAGTGTTGATATCAATGGATATTTCACAGGGTCCATACTTCACGCAGACCCTAATACGGATGCTTATGATTCTGCATCAATTTATCTTTACAAATATGTAATATTTGATGAAAGATATATGAGGAATCTCATATATTTTACTGATTTAGTATCCCTATTTGTGTATGACTCTTCAAGTCTATCTTACACATACAATAGTGGAATAAACTCATATCTTCACAAAGCAAATACGTTCCTTGGAACTCCGGACCAAACCGTGAGTAACATCAGTGCATCTGCAAACGCGTTTACTCCTGTTGCTAAGACCTTATTTGATTTGAATATTAGTCCTGTTTCTCAGTATTTTGAAATGGTTTCTGGATATCCAAGGAATCACTATACACATAAACTACAACAATTTTCAAAATCAAAATATGGGACATATACCCACCAAATTTTTGTTAAAGGTAAAAATACGACCAGTACAACGGTTGATATAAATGGTATTAATGATGGAACTTATCCAGTAACTCAATTTAATACCAGTAACATGAATGTTGTCAATTCAAGTAACGTTATTCAAAATATTCCATCATCTACGGCTGGTACAATAACACCAAATCCAGTAAACGTAAATGTTGGTGGAACTATTCCTGTCGGAGTTGGTGGAACGCCGCCAATAACAAATGTAACTTGTGTTCCATTATTAGGACAAAAATATACCAATCCAAATAAGAAAACAAAGAAGGTTTTCAATTTGAAGCTTGGAAGCAAAACCGGAACAGTAAAACTAGCATGGGATGCTAGAGGCGCAAAAGATAGATTTGTATTAAATTGGAATGGACAAGATGTTATAGACACCAAGTGCGTCAAACACAAGGGTTCAGCGACTTTTTATAAGTCAACGGCAACACCAACCTCAGCAACGTTAACAATAACGTCATGTGATGGTAGTTCTTCTGGATTTGTTTCAGTTCATTGTCCAGAATAATCAAAAAAGGTACAAAAATAATAAGTTAATAAGTTAAAAGATAAGAAAAAACCGTTTTAGTGGGATACTTATACAGGAAGAGAGATAAAATATGGCATACATCGACAATCAAACAATTACAGTAGATGCTATTCTTACCAAAAAGGGTCGTGAACTTTTGGCACAGGATGGAAATCTGAACATTACGTCCTTTGCTTTGGCAGACGACGAAATTGACTATACGCTTTACCAACCAAACCACCCAAACGGTAGTGCATTTTATGATATTGCTATCAGAAATACGCCCGTCTTTGAACCGGTTTCTGATGAAACGCAGGTAATGAAATACAAATTGGTAAGTTTGAACCAAGGCGTAACTTCAATTCCTG